TGCCACTATGTCGTTTAACTTCAGGGTTGGAAAGACCATCCGTAATATTCTGACCAAGATAATATGTGATATTATTTATTACAGTAGATATACCTGTAAATCCATTATCAATTTGTAATGTAGATCCAGTTGTAGGAACAATTTCCAAATTACCACCAGTTCCAGGAGAACCAGTAAATGCATTTAAATTGTATCCATAGGTTGGGTTTGTTTGTGCAGTTCCAACAGTATTAAATCCTGCAAGAGTTCTATCCTGCCAAAACTTTAATACTCCTGTTTTTTCATCATAATTAATAACTCTTCCTTGAGCTGTTGATCCAGCAGAAATTGTTTGTGTAAAATAACTGTCTGCAGTAAATGTAGCAGAACTATAACCAGAACCTGCTAATCTTAGAGCATTTGTTGCACTTGCCTTATCTGCTGTTAACAAAGCAGTAGAATCATACTTTTGAGGATTTTCTACTAATCCAACTCTTGCTATTTGGTTGCCAGTAACAAAATCTGGGTTTTCATTATCATTTTCAATTCTAGAATATATGAGAACATTCATTGCTCCCAATTCTCTATAAATGTCTGAACCATGACCACCTTGAGGTGGGATAATAACATCAAAAGTGGGAATAGTGGTTCCAGTTGGAACACCACCATCATCCAAAGCTACACTACCATAAGTGTATCCTGAACCTTGTTTAGAGATTACTATAGTATCAACCTGTTGGTCGTTAGTTGTAGTAATTGTACATTCTGCTCCAGATCCATCTCCTTTAATAGGAACTCTTGTATATTCAGTACCTCCAGAAGGTCCTATGGTTTCACCACGATTGGTGATAGTAACTATTTTAATAGACCCATCTACAGCATTATCTCTAACTGCTGCATCATCTACATTTGTTTCCCAATCCAAAGGAACTGGCATAAAATCAGTAGAATCGAATTTAATGATATCAGCGGGTTTAATCGTATAAAGATACTTCCAAATATAATTATCACCACTACTTCCAGCAGACCTTGGTTCTAAATCAGTAAATGTTGGTTCATCTAATGAAGGTCTACCATTAGGATTATCAGGATCTGTACCATTTTGAAGACACTCATAAACCCTATAATCACTGTTTACCACATAATAAGTTGCTGTATATAAATTAGTTGCACCTGAAACTGGAGCAGTATTTGTTCTACTATAATCTCCCCTATACATGTCATAAGTAGTACCCGATGACCACACTCTTTTAGTGACAATTTGTTTTACATCAGAAGAAGTAATTTTCTTCAATGCAATCATACTATCCCAATAATCATTTTCTTCCGAAAAACTATCTTTGGGTGATGGGGGAGTTGTATTCCAATCAGTGGCAACATCAGTAGGATTTGTTAATCCAACAAAAGAATAATATGCATTTGTACTAGAACTAACTCCAGCAACAAAATTCTTCGCATTCAATATTCTAATCTGATCAGTTATTATAGCAGCCATTTGGACAGAGATTTTTCTTTATTTATTAATGATTTGATCAAGGAGTTTTATATTGCTTATATTTTAGAGAAGCAGATCGTCTTACTACTGGTGAAGTAGAAATTCCACCTGTTCCACCTAAAGTATATGCATTATAAGTATTGCTTTCAGATCTAGAAACGAGATTAATTTTACCCCAACTATAAGATCCAAAATAATTACCCGTTTGAATACCAGCACCACTGAAAGTAGGCCATTGACCACTCCAAGTATTGAAGTTGGTTACTTTTACAAACACCCTATTAAGATGAGTTGTGCCTATTCCTACACCTGTAGTTCCAACTCCAGTTGCAGCTTGAACTATTTCATAATTATTAACTTCATAAACGTTATTTAGGAATTGAGTTCCAACTCCAATAACTGCACCACCAGTATCGACAGAATTGATTGATGTAGTTGCACTACCAACTGTAGAATTATTAACTATAAAGAAGTCACCAGTAGATATTCCACTAATAGTAACTGCAGTACCAGTAATATTAGAATCTCTTAGATCTGATGTAAGAGGAATATGTAAGTCAAATATTAATTGATAGTTGGTTGAACCAGCTCCAATTGTAGTAGTACCAAATCCAACAATAATACCAGAATCACCTTGATAGTAATCAACTTTATTTTCCTCTTCAGACCATACTGGAGGACTGATAAGAACCATTGGTGGATTGGATGATGTATATCCAGCACCAACACTAGTAATTGCAATACCAGTAATAGTACCAGCAGCACCAATTATTGGAGAACCAAAAGCAGTTGTTGATGTTGAACCAATTCCAACTTCAACACCACTTATAGAAGTAGTTGCAAAACTTACTGTAGCAGTACTATAACCAACACCACCAGTTGAAATAGCAACAGAAGAGATTGTTCCTAGACCAGATACGATTGCAGTACCAGCAGCACCAATCTTATCCTCCTGAGAGATTATCTTAACTTTCTTCTGGAAAACAAAGTCATCTGATGTTGGTGCAACATTATCAACTTCGTCATATGGATCAAAGTATGGTCTTGCATTTTCAACATAAATGATAGTTGATCCAATTCCAACAGATTTAATAATAGGTGAATAAGGATTAATAACAGGTTCATAGATTTCTCTATCTTTACCCACACCCTTTTCATTAATAATCTTATCTTCTGTTTGTCTACACCAGTTAATAGGTCTTTCTAATGTTGAATCAGCACTATTTCCTGGTCCATAATATGGTGGAGTTGAAACAACATCAGTAGAATCAACACTAATAGGAACTCTAGGAGTTTCTTGCAACCAAGTATCTTGGGTGTTTAAACGTCCAATAGTTAAATCATCACCCTGTTTTACAGTTTCAATAACTTTTCTTTCAACAACGTCCTGAGATCCAGTTCCTTTATAGAAAATAATTTCAACAGTATCACCAATCTTAGGTGCTTCAGTAAATGTAATTACACTACCACCTTCAAATTTATATCCTTTACCAGGAACTTGAGGAATGTTATTAACAAAGACTAATAAAATATCTTCAACAATAATCTTAGATCCTTTCTTAGCAACAATAGAAACTGATTCTCCATTAAGTGTTAATGGGAAGTCAACTTTACTACCATCAATATATCTTTCAACATTATCAAGAACTTCCAATTGACCAACAGACCATCCAGTAAATTCATCACTGAATACTCTTTCAATATCAATTAACATTTCAGTAAAGGTTTTACTTGGATCAGTTGGAATACCTGTAGTACCACCAGTAGGAACTGTTAATTTCTCAAGATTACCATAACCACTACCAGTGTTTTGAACAGTGAAACTAATTACACTAGAACCTTGACCAACAACAATATCAATAGTAGCATTTGTCCCAATTCCAGAAGATGTATCACTATATTCTAAAGGAATATTACTATAAGATAATGGATCATCAAATACTACCTTATTATATCCATTTACCACTCCACCTCTAGCATATTCATGATTTCTAGTGGATATTCCAGTTTGAGTCTCAAATGTCTTGTTATCAATAACACGTAAAACTTCACTTCCGTTTGCTGCAACATCAAACTTGCTTCCAGAATTATTAGTTAATCTAGGAGCTATAATTGCAGACTGAACAGATCCCAATCCAACATAGAAAGTTGGAACAGTGGATACTCCAATATTACACTCAAATGTAGTAGTTCCTACACCAACAGCAGTAACTGTTGTTCCTGTGTAATAAGGATCTGGTTTTCTAGGATATCTATGTACAGATGCATAATTATCTCTTGAACATCTAAAGGATAAAGATTCAGTTTTTATACCAATACTTTGCCCCTTAAGTAGACTATGACCTGCACCAATACTTACTGTTAATATTCCAGCAGAAGCACTGTATATTGCAGTAGAAATACTATAATTGGTAGTTCTAGATGTACCTACATTAAGTGTAATAGCAGTAGTAGTTGTTGAAGTAATTCCTAAAGAAGTACTAAATCCTGGATCAGTATATCTTGGATAAGTATGAACCGTTGCATAATCATCCATCTCACATCTAAACTTCAAACTATCCTGATTAACCTTAACAGATTCACCAGCAACAATAAGTCCATTTGCTGTTGCTGAAACAAAGGTATGAACACCTGTATTTGATGAAGGAATAGTATCTAAAACCTGAACCTCAAACTGGTTAGTAGTTACACCAGAAATTGGTAACCATCTAGCACCTACAGCATCTGCTGTACCAGCAGTACCTTCTCTTGGATAAGTATGGTTGGTAGCATTACCATCCATACCACAAGTAAATGTTAATGCATTATCAGCAATTCTAATACTTTCATTTTGAACTAATCCATGAGCACCAACAAGTGTCATTACTACCA